CCAATAGTTAGCGCTAGTAGCTGCTGCATCTTGACCATCTAATTGTAGTGCTTTAGTCCAGCCAAGACTTTGATGACCAACAGTCCAACCAACGGATCCTGTACGTCCTTTTAGAATTATTAGTTCTGCCGCAGCGTTTAATCCCGTACCGATCGTGGCAGTCCCAGAACTTTGACCAGTCCAGGTAACAATCGAGATTCCAGCGTTTGTGTTTGCTCTAACTTGTGACGCAATGCTGCCATTGTTGTTAGTTACCGTCGATGTCCCAGCGTTCCAATTCCAACTAATATAAGCCTCGCTGTTGGTGTTGTACTCAACATCAGCGCCTAGGCTGAACCCATCTGACGTAAACGCAGTAAGTCCATCTGCATTCGTGTCCTCAGCATCAGTAGAATTACTTTCTAATTCTTTAGTTACGCCACGCACGATATCTACCAACTTATGGTTATCAGCTTCTGCTCTGTTTTTAAGCCAGGTCCAGGATGGTGAAAACTCTAGTCCCGAAATGCTTTGCGTTCCACCGTTTCCATCATATGTTTTAGCTGCAAACTGCTTACTGCCTTCTGCAATAGTTGGATCAGGTAAATTATTTGTGCATACGGCTTTGTGTCCACTATTTGGTGTGCCACTAAATGGTCTCTGTCCAAAATTGTATGAACCTGCAGCGCTTGTAAAATTGGCTGCTGTTCCATCCCAGTTATAACCAGTCGTTCCAATTTCGTAATACCACTGACCAGATCCTGGAATAATTGTTGGCAGATCACTGCTGCCACTCGCATCTAGATTCCCATTCGTTAACGTAGAATGACCAGCGTGCAATGGGTTTAACGTAGCAAAATTGTTTGAAGGAGAGTCAGTTAAACTGTCGTTACCTACTCCAGCGGCAACACTTAAATTGTTAGGCGTCCAGTTGTTACTATTTCCGGAAGTATCTTCTCCTAATGTTGTTGCAGTTGCAGCACTATTATCTGCAAACTGCAGTCTAAAACCATTTGTTCCGAATGTTAAATCGGCTGTATCTTTAGCAACCCAATTTCCGTTTGAATCAAATTCTCCAAATGACGAAGAGCTAAGTGCGGTGCCATCAACAAAGTTGATTTCCGCCATATACCCGTCAAAATATAGATCATTTGCCGAGGAGTTACCAATAAACTGAGCAATGTTGTTATTTATTTTGCCGTCATAGTTTTGTGATGGATAGCTTGTCGTAGCAAGTGATGTAACTTGACTACCGTTAACGTATATTTTGACTCTGTTTGAGTCTGTAGCCTGTGTAGTGTCTAGAGCTACAACTAGGTGATACCAAGCTGTATCACGAAATACTTGAGTTGTCTTAATAGTACCATCACTACCATCATCAAAACTAACAGTTATTTCTTCATCATTATGAATTTGAATGCGGTCTCGATCCGTACCACCTCCTGCGCCAAAAATAGTCCTGTAATTTTCATCAATCTTTCCACGTTTAAACCAACAACTGAACGTCCACGTCTTTCTGTTAGACGCTGAGCTAGGAGTACGGCTAAGAAATGCAGAATCAGCACTATTTAGTCTAATTGAACGCTCACTTTCGTCAGCACCGCCTTGTCCAGCGGCACCAGCTAAAATATTATTAGATACTACACTCATGAATAAGCAAGCGTAGCGACTGCGTGGATAGAACCAGTGGTACGAACTACATAGTCCACACGATCAACAGCCGCTGCTGTAGTCGTAAGAGTTGGTGCACTTCCGCCAGCAAAGTCCCAGTAAGAACCCCATGCTGCAGTACGTGAACCTGTTCCATCCTGGACAAGAAAGATGGAACCAGATTGACCAGCAGTAAGGTTGGTAGGGTTAGCAATTGTACGATTGCCACCGAGGGTTAAAACGTAGTTATTAGATACTGCAAAATCAGGAGTTACCGTAGCGCCATCAGTCAATGTAGTGATGGTGCCACGTTGTGCAGCGGTATAAGTTTGAGCTACATCAGTTTTTGCAGTATCAGGATCAATAGCAGCTGTTACAAACGCAGTAGTGGCAAGTTGCGTAGTGTTGGTACCAGCAGAAGCAGTAGGTGCAGCAGGTGTACCAGTAAATGTAGGGCCAGCTAAATTAGCTTTACCACTAATAGCAGTAACTACAAAAGCTGTAGTAGCTATTTGAGTGGTATTAGTACTGCTAGAGGCTGTAGGAGCTGCAGGTACACCAGTAAATGTAGGACCAGCTAAATTAGCTTTACCACTAATATCAGTTTGATTTACCCAACTTAATACTCCACTTCCATTAGTACTTAAAACTTGATTTGAAGTACCATCGTCATTAGGTAGTGTTAGCGTATAATTAGCTGCTGCACTATGTGGTGGTCCTTTAATTTTAACACCGTGATCATTATTCTCACAGTTAAGAGTAATTTGACCAGAACCATTTGTTGCATCACCAGTTACTACTGGGATGTTTTTTGTTAAATAACGAGTCTCAGAATCATTAGCAAAATAATTCATGAACACCCAGTTGGAAGCTGAGCTGTCGTACCTAAGACGCACAGTTAGTCCACTAGCACCTATAAAACCACTAGGAAGACCACTTAGTCCACTAAGTGATTGAATACCTGTACTATCTCCAATTTCAATGTAGTCATTATTAGAAGGACTACCAGGAATAGCTGCTACGTTAGCAATCAATGTAAATATTACGGCCTGAGACACAGCAGCTGCAGCAGAGTTAGCTACACTGCTAGCAGAATTAGCTGTATTAGTAGCTGTAGTAGCTGCTGAAGAAGCTGCATTAGCAGTAGTAACAGCAGAGTTAGCAGTAGTAACTGCAGAATTAGCAGTGGTAACAGCAGAATTAGCAGTGGTAACAGCTGTACCTGCTGTAGTATTAGCTGTACCTGCTGTAGTATTAGCCGTGTTTGCAGTTGTTACCGCACTATTAGCTGTAGTAGTAGCCGTTTCAGCTTCATTACTAGACTCTTGTGTAACGTATAAATTTTGAGTAAAATTATTGTTTAAATCCTCAGCTTTAATAGCGGAACCTGAGAAAAAAGTAGAACTAAGGGTATCAATAGTCGTATCACGAAAGATACGAATTGCGACACCATTACCGGGTGCTGTAGTAAACGCTAAAGTTGTAGCGTTAGCAAATGTAAATGCAGTTGTAGCAACTGTGTTAAGTGTTACCTTAACATCAGCTTGTTTTAAATATTCAAATGTAAATGAATAGTTCGTTGTGGAACCATTTCCTGTATATGTAGTTTGTGTAATTGCCATTAGTAACGATGACTTGGTATAATGCCCATTTCAGCTTTTTCATTATTAAGCTTTTTAAGCATAATGCGATGTTGAATCTCGTCTTGCATAACAAAATCTAATTCAGAAAACGCTAAATCTTCTGCATTTTTTTGAGCTCGAGATAGCATAATATGAATTTGATCGTACTTGCCGATTGGAGTAGTTTTAGAATCTATACCATTTCTACGTGCTTCTTGTAGTTCTTTAATAGTATTACGTGCTTCAGCAGTCCGCATAATATTTGAAATATCTTGTCTAAATGCACCTCTTTCACCCATAAGAGCATTCAGTTTAGCACGTTCAGGAGCTGTTAATTCAACACCATTACGTGTTCTAAACGCAGATGATACATCATATTCAATGTCATATAAAAATTTTTCTTCTTTAGACATTGCAGGGTGTATTTTAAGTGGTGAATAAGTATTAAAAATACGTTGAAACATGTTATATTTATTTGGTGCTTTTCCACTAATAGGATTAATAATAGTAGGTAGTCTATTTGTATTATCAATTAAACCAATCATTTGGTTACGATTAGCTAATTGTTCAATAATATCATTATTAACCTCTTTTAAACCACCATCCAGAATACGGCCAAACTCATTACGCATACCAGCAAGAGGACCAAGTGAGTTAATTTGACTTGCAGCAAAACGATTCATTGCAAATTTATTACCACTAAAAAGTTCTACAAGAGGACGTATAGCAGATATACCAGCTTGATCAGTTAAACCAGCAGCTAAAACAAAGCTTAATTTTTCAAATGAATTTTCAACAAAACTTTCACCAAGCATGTCAAAATTTTCAGCAATGTTAGCAATAGTTGCAACCCAATTACTTAAACCAGGACCGAGTAATTCATTATATTCAACACGTTTACCATCTGAAAGTACAAATGACCGTTCTTTAAAATTACTATTCTTTTGACGTGCACGATTAAGTTGACGATCAAACGAACCATCACCAGTTACGCTATAAAGACCATCACCAAAGAACCTATCCTTTAGAACTGAAGTAAGTACGGTTCCAGTTATAAAAGTACCGATAGCTTTTCTACCAAGTGTTTTATTCTTTAAATCAATAAGAGTATTTAATTTAGCAGTCTCATCCATCTGACTAATTTTATGTCCCCTACTAGAAAGAATGTTTTCTACTAGTTCTGGGTTTTCCATAAATGTTCCAACAGAAGTATATGCTAAATCATTTAAATCTCTTTGAAATGAAGTGAACGGTGCTGGTAAATAATCATCAGCAACTCTTACCATATTTACCATGGTTGTAGGAAAAGTTAGGAATGGTGTTAAACCTGGTAAATGTCGTAAAAGACCATCTAATGCTTTATTTAAACCTGTGTCTAAGTTAAGAGCAATATCTGAATTATTGTATTTTACAGCTTGATCAACAACAATACCATTATTATTAAACATACTGTTGTATTCAACATCAGCTAATTCTTTAACCCTAGCTGGTGTTACAGCTTCTCCTAAACGATCTAACTCATCCATAGCACGGAAACGTGCTTGTGCATTAGCTAGGGTAGCACCAGTCCAACCATCAAAACCTGTAAACAAATTAGGTACTAGTCTAAATACAGGATCAGCAGCCATAGCTTGCATTTCCTCATATTGTTTGACTAAGAATTTAAAACCACTGTTACCACGAATTGCTTCTTGTTCAGCAATATAACGATATTGATTTAGTTTTTCCTCTTGTTTAATAACAAGATCAAGACGTGTTTGACCTTTTACTGAATTAGGATTCTGTGATGCTTTCATAAACATCTTACCAGCATATGGTAATGCTTTTTTTTGTGTATCAATAATAGAGCTATAAGCCATATAACCACGTTGCAATGATTTAAGATCGGCACGTAGAATTGCTCCACCAAAATAAGCAACAGGTTCTGCAATTAGTCCACTAAAGTTACCATACAAAGCTTTGGCTGCGGTAGAACCAGAAGACAACAATGAGTTATAGTAATTAGATCTTACAGCTTGAGCAAGAATATTAGGAGCTTCAGGATTTTTATCAATAAGAGGTCTCCACCTTACAAAGCTATTAAGAATATCTTCATTCATTTTAGCAATAGTATTAATTTTACCATCACTAAGTTCATACAGTTCAAGGAATGAGTCTAGAATTTCAGGATTATTAGCTTGTAAATACTCCCAACTTTCAGTAAATTTTTCACTATCTGATTGGATACTTCTTAATGCTTGAGGATAAGATTCTCTAATTGATTTAGCAATCTGTTCAGGTGATTTACCGAAGTTTTTAAGACGCTCACCTAAAGCCAACAATCCACGTTTTTGAGTTGCATAGTATTTAGTAGAACCTACAAGTTGTTGTAAGAAAGCAAGGTTATCACGAATTTTTTCTTTAGCAGTATCAATTGAAATAGAACCTCTGTTAATACGGACACCTTCAGACAAATCAGCAATCTGACCAGCCATTGAAGTAGCAGTATAAGCTTGTGCTCTAGCTACATCCATACTAGAGTATTCACCAACCATCTTACTAATAGAACGTAATGCTCCACTATAACCTTCTTCAGTCAATACTTCAACACCAAACTCATTAGTTTTAATGTTTGATCCAAGTAAACGTTTGATGTCTTCTACATTAGCAGAAGGATCAAATAATTCTACAACAAGGTTATCACCTTGAGTTTGTATTTCTTCAAAACTAATAGACCAATCATCTGCATCCATCCTATAACGGTCTGCATCTTTAAGTTGTTTAGTAAGACCAATAGTAATTTCTTCTACACCACCGGGTGTATCAATACCATACTTAAGAGCAGGTTCACTAATAAAATTACCTAGACGACCATACACTGTATCTTTGTTACCAGCAATACGTGCTGCATCAATACTAGCACCAACAATACCAAAGTCATCAACTGACCGCATACCTGTCTCTCTAAAGTCATACAAATCATGTACACCCTTCATAGGAATGTTAGTATCAGCATTTTTGGACATATTATAATATCCAAGTTCATCTAGATCAGCTTCTTGTTTAGCAACATAGTTAGATAATTCTTCAACTAAATCATCACTTTTTGGAGTGGGTGCGTTATCTGCTAGATACTTAATTGCTTGTTCAGATTCACCAATAATTTTAGGTGGATTTTTATATAGGTTACCAACTTCATCTAAAGATGAACCTAGTTTACCGGCAAAACCTACAAAAGGAATAAGAAAACCTAATGCTAGATCTTCATTAATACTTTTGTGACGTTTTAAATCAGTGGAATCAGAATCAAGTGTGGCCCAATTATCAGGAATAAAATCCCATTGAGCTGGTAGTGCTTTTTTAAACTGACCTAAAAGGTTATCACCTTCTTCATATTCAGAACTAATAGAACCGACAGCAACACTAGATCCTGCCTCTACGCCTCTAGCGCCAATGAATTTCATAAAAGCTGTTTCACCTAGCTTAGAGCCAACACGAGCTTGTGCAGCCTGTCCTGCTCCCATACCAAGGCCTTGTAGTAAGAGGGTTGGTGTAACAACAGAAGATATGGATCTTGCAGCTCTTGCTACTTGATCTTCATATTCAGTAGCTGTAGGTATTTTAGGTACATCTAAACCCCTCATTAGAAATTTAGTTGTAGCATTTAAAGCTTCTATACCAAAATCAATAAGACCCTGACCTGGTGCGCTTAATCGTTCTTTTACTTGTTGATTAGTTTCTTCAATGGGTTGACCAAAGTAAGTAAGGTCTTGCCCTACTCCTGATAAATCCCAGAAACCTTCATCTTTTTTTTTCTCATCCGTAGATTGAGGTTGTGTTTCTTGTGGTTGAGATTGTTCTGCCGTAGCAGATTGGATAGATTCTTGTGGAACATTTTCATTCTGCTCTTGAGCAGCTGCCACCCGTTGATTGATTTCTTCAATCTGTTCATTAGTAAGGCGGCGAGACCGTTCTTCTTCATCCATCACAAAATCTTCACCCACATTAGAATAGTCTAAAGGGTCATTCATTTTGTTTTTGTGTTAAAAAATTTTAT